GTGAGACCGAGGCCGCCCGGGAGCGGGCCAAGCGCCCGGCCATCGGCACCGCCTACCGGCCCCCGGAGGGTGGATGGCGGGCGCAGGTGCCCGGCGGCTACCCTGAACCCGCGGAGGAGCCAGCGGAGGCCCCGGAGGATGGCCCCGACTGGATGACCGCGGAGCAGATGGCTGAGAACCGGGCCCGCCTGCAGGGCATGATGCACCCCAAGGGCACGGAGTGAAGCGCGTGACCGCCGCGGCGCTCGCGGCCCTGCTGGTGCTGGCCCTGACCGGGTGCGGCGAGGGCAACGGGGACGGCGGAGACGGCGACGGAGGGGTGCCGTGGTGGGTCTTCTGGATGGCCACGCAGAACAACCGCACTGAGGTGCACCACTACGCCCCCGGCTACACCGGGCCCCGCTACGTGGCGCCGCCCCGGAGTGTGCCCCGGGCGCCCGCGTTCAAGTCGCCGAGCTACAGCACGAGGCGCAGGTGAAGGCCTCAGCGAAGTCCCGGGCGAAGGCGCGCCGGGTGTCGGCGGAGCGCAAGGACATTCGCCTGAGCCTGCACGCGCACCGGGGCCCGTACTGCCAAGGGTGCCCGGTGACGCCGGTGGGCGCCGCCGACCCGCGGCCGTGGACTGACATGCACGAGGTGCTGACCCGCGGCCGGGGCGGTGACCCCACGGACCCGGAGAACATCCTGTGCCTGTGCCGGGAGTGCCACAAGTGGGTCACTGAGCATGAGACGGAGGCCCGGGCCCTCGGGCTGGTCAGGGCGCGGACGGCCGAGGAGCACGCCACGCTGTTCCGGCTGGCCCCTCGCGATTCCGCACCTAACGGGGGTATAGTTGCCTCATGACTACTGCCCAGACCACGCACAACCTCAGCGACGTGGCCTCGCTAACGGAGCTCATCCGCCGCAAAGAGCGGGAGATAGAAATCATCTCCGCTCAGCGCAAGACGGCGGTACTCCGGCACCGCGAGTCCACGCCGCCCGTCCCCTACGCTGAGCTCGCGGAGGCCATGGACGTCTCCGAGGTGACGCTGTATAAGATCATCCGGGGCAAGGATGGCCCCCTGAGGGCCCGCAAACGGGCTTGACCTAACCCCGGTTAGGTCATAAGGTTAGAGGGCGGCAGGTAGCCGCGCACCATTCAGTTAGGAGCACCATCATGGAGCACGCACCTGCCGCCCGCGGCCGAGGCTACTACGCCACCCGCACCGCCGTCCGCGCCGCCGTTTACGCGGTCATCGCCACCGCGTTCATGGCCCTGCCCGGAACCGGCGCCCGCGTCATTGAGCACCTCGTGAACGGGCTGGGACTCTGAGCGCCCAGCCCCTTGAGGCCGCCCCCTCCCCGGAGCGGCACGATAAGTTCTTCGAAGTCCCCGCCGAGGCCCTGCCCCTGTACGCCGCCCTGATCAGCGCGTCCGAGGGCGAGGAGCTCCCGTGCGGCCAGAACGGCGAATACTGGTACTCCTCCCAGACCGGGGACCAGCTACGCGCCAAGATGCTCTGCAAGACCTGCCCCGTGCTGGACGAATGCCGCGACTACGTTTTGGCCGCCGGTGAGCCGTTCGGCGTCTGGGGCGCACTAACCCCGAAGGAACGACGAACCCCATGAACCCCCTCATCCTGAACCCCTACGAGGATGCCGAGTACAAGACGCACCTGCTGGACGTCATCCGTGAAGATGACGCCGACCGGCCGCGCACCCTGCAGAAACGCATCGGCCCCTCAGGCATCGGCCACCCCTGCCACTTCTGCCTCGGTTGCATGCTGGCTGAGGTGCCCAAGGTGGACGAGAACAAGTACGCGGACTGCTGGCCCGCCTTCGTGGGGACGGCGGTGCACAAGCGCCTTGAGCACGTCTACGCCCGGCAGAACCGCCGCCTCGGCGTCACCCGCTACCTGACCGAGCTCAACGTCACGTGCGGCACCATCGGCGACTGGGAGCTCACCGGCTCCTGTGACCTCTTTGACCCGGTGACCGGCAAGGTCACAGACTTCAAGGTGCAGGGCGACAAGCCCATGACGAGGACCGCGAAGGAGGGCATCAGCGAGGTCTACCGGGTGCAGAAACACACCTACGGCCTCGGCATGGCCAACGCCGGGCACATCGTCACCAAGGTGGGCCTGCTGATCCTTGCGAAGTCCAAGAATTTCCTTGACGACGCCATGTACGTCGCTGAGCCGTGGGACTGGAAAATCGCTGAGGCCGCCATCAGGCGCGCGGACACCATCTACCGGGCCGGAGAGCGTGACGGCTGGGGCTACGTCCTCCCCCGCCTCAAGCACATGGATGGGTGCTGGGACTGCGGCAAGTACGCCGCCGGTGTGCAGGCTTTGGCGGCCGCCGCGTGAGCGGCACCATCACCCGGGACGGTGAGGTCTACCGGTTCGACATTGCCTACAACCCGGCCGTCCTGCAGGAGCTCCGCGCCTTCCCCGGCCGCCGGTTCACCAACGGGGCGTGGACGGTGCCCACGATCCACGCGAGCGCCCTGCAGGGCATTGCTGACCGGCACGGGCTGGACCTTGACCACGGCATCACCGGCCTGCACCTGTGCTCGAGCACCCCGGCCGTTGACGTCATGGGCGACTCCCTGACCATCACCGTGCCGTATGACGCGGAGAGCGTGGGGGAGATTGCGGAGATGCCCGGCGCCACGTGGTACCAGCCCGGCACGTGCTGGCTCATCCCCAAGACCGCCGCCGGGGACGTACTGGCCTTCGCCGCCGACCACGGGGCGGAGTGCAGTGACGCGGCCGAACAGGTGTTCGAATGGTTCCACAACCGCCGCGCCGCCATGGCGAAGGCCACCGCCCTGACCACGGAGTGGACGGGCAAGCCGGGCCTCGGCATTGAGCTCTACCCCGCCCAGCGCGCCGGAGTCGAGTACATCGTCAACCACGCCCGCGGCCGGTGCATCGTGGGGGATGAGCCGGGGGTGGGCAAGACCGCGCAAGCTCTGGCCGTCCTGCACGAGATGGACGCCTTCCCGGCCGTCATCGAGGTGCCCGCCTCCCTCAAAATCAACTGGATGCGCGAGGCCGGGCAGGTCCTCCCGCACAAGACGGTGGAGATCCTCCGCGGCGCCACCGCCGTGCCCCGGCTGGTGTGGGCTGACATTACGATCATCAATTACGACATCATGCCCGCGTGGGAGAAGGTCCTGCCTGACCCTGAGGGCATGGTCATTGATGAGGCGCACTACATCAAGAATCCCAACACCGCCCGGGCCCGCGCCACCTTTAGGCTCTGCGAGCGCCCCGGCACCGTGCGCCTCGCCCTTACTGGCACGCCCGTGCTAAATGAGACCAAAGAGTTCTTCCCCCTCATCAAGGCCATCGGCCGCGAGGCTGACTTCGGCGGAGAGCAGATGGCGGGCCTGTACGCCCGCAACCCGGTGGCCCTGAATGAGGCCCTCCGCGCCACCTGCTACGTGCGGCGCCGCAAGGCTGACGCCTACAAGGACATGCCCGGCCGTTTCTGGCGCCCGCTCCCGGTCGAGGGTGAGGCGGCCGCGATGGCCGAGTACCGCCGGGCGGAGGCTGACATTATCACCTACCTGACCGCCCGGGCCCGTGACCTGATGCTGGCCTCCGGGGCCACGGATGAGGAGGCGAAGCGGCACGCATGGGTCGCCGGAATGAAGGCTGAGGCGGCCCGCCAGCTGGTGGCCATGAACCACCTCCGCCAGCTGTCCGCGAAGGCGAAGATGCCCGCCGTGATGCAGTGGTCCAAGGACTTCCTGCACACCGGGGAGAAGCTCTCCGTGTGGGGCTGGCACACCGCCGTCATCGACGGCACCGTGGCCGCCCTGTCCTCCGTCAAGATCGCCGGGGGCATGACTGAGGGGGACCGCCAGCGGAGTGTGGACCTCTTCCAGACCAATGACCTCGTGAAGTCCATTGCCTGCCAGATCACCGCGGCCGGAGTCGGCCTGACCCTGACGGCCGGGAGCACCGCCCTCTTCGTTGAGCAGGGCTGGAACCCGGGGACCATGGACCAAGGGCTGGACCGGCACCACCGCGTCGGCCAGACAGACACGGTATTCGGCCACGTGGCCATCATCCCGGACACGGTGGACGAGATGATGTTCTCCCTGATTGAGGAGAAGCGGGTGGAGGTGGACGCGGCGACTGACGGGATCGTCGCCGATGGTGAGGAGCACTCGGTGGGCGCCGGGCTCCTCGTGAGCCTCACGGAGAGAGGGCTTGCAACCTAACCCCGGTTAGGTTATGCTCGGTGTACGGCCCCCGCCCCGGAGGCCCAGAACCCCGAGGAGCCCCCATGTACCCCGAGACAGCCACCCCCGCCGTAGTGGTCCACCGCACCGAGGCAGAGGCCGCCAAGAGCGGCAACCACTACACCGCCCGGCCGGAGCACATAGCCGAGAACGGGTGCCGCTACACCGGCAAGTGGACCAACCCCACCCACGCCGCGGAACTCGCCGCCGCCCACACCTGCAACCGCTAAGGAACCCCGCCATGCCTGACACCACCATCCCCAACACCATCCGCCAGCAGATCACCGTGGGAGTGCTCATGTCACTGGGCGCCACAGACCTCATGGCAGACCGCGGGCACACCACCGCGCCGGAGCCCTACGACGCCCTCACCTTCCGCGCCCGCATCCTGCCCTCCAAGACGGCCCGCCCCCGCATCATGCGGGTGAAAGTCACCCTTGACCCCTCCGACACCTACAGCATCAAGGTCACCTACCCGAAGCGCGGGAACGCCTTTGAGGAGGTCACCCACTACGAGGCCAGCGACGTCTACTGCGACCAGCTGGCCCGCACCCTGCTAGACCTTGACAACGTTCTCTAGCCCCCACCACCAGACAGGAGCCCCCGCGATGGACCCCAGACCCCCC